ATAAAAAACGAGGTTTTTAATTTCTTCTGCATTACTACCTAATCCATTTTGCCCATCACGAATGCCTACCAATAGAGGCGAAGTAATTCTATGCGCTAATAGCAGTTTTTTAGTACATTCCTCACTTATATAGGAATACACATCTGCCGCATCTGAAACGCTTATGTCTTCAATCGTTGTTTTATTTTCAGGCGAATCACTAAAGGAAACAATAACTTTTTCGCCATTAGCTCCTGTAAGTTTATTTAAAACCTCGTTTTTTATTTGTATTTGTTTTTCTACTGTAGGTGTACCATTAGTAAAGGATACCAGTTTAGTCCCTGAGAAAGAATTGTTTACTTCATTCACTAAATACTCAGAAATGTTACACTCCAATTTTCCGTAATTAAGACTGGAAACCCAATCCGGTGGCGTGTAATAGTGCATTGAAGGTAAAAAACTTCTTACTATAAAAATTTCATTCTTTGCACCTGATCCAAAAATTGGTATTCTAGTTAATTTATCCCCCTTCTTATAATCTATCCATTTTGGGTAATAATAATATGCATTAATTTTTCCTTTAGCATCACATTTTTCAGCCCTTAAAGTTTCCCTATTAAAATGCGTTACCTTTTGTACTTTTTTGCCCTTATAGGTAACTTGAAAAGCACCTTCGCCAAGTAATTTTAAATCTAAACAAACTCTTCGTAAATCCTGATTACTAAAAATGCTTTTGAATTGTGCATATTCATTTGGCTTTCTGCTGGAATCTAATGCAGAAAAGCCTTTCCCAAAAATTTGGTTAACCACCCCTGTTATAATACTTTGTGAAGTAGGACTATTTAAATAAGTATCTATTAACTCGCTATAAAAATTATTGTCATCTCCATAAGCAACAAAATCTTCATAAGGCATTTCATATACACTCGGTGTGCTATATGCTTCAAGATTTAATATGTGTATTCCGTTATCCATATACTAAATAGTCATTTGCACCAGTAGTGTTAGTTGTATATTTTCCTGTATTTATTGAATAATTTGCCACTGTCTGGTTAGTAGCAAAGATTTTGTCTTTATACAAAACCTTATTAGTTGCAGTATTACTTATTTCTAATAAATATGTTTGGTCTTTTGTTTGATCTAAATTGAAATTAGCTGTGTAACTATAATAGTATTTTACCTTAGTCAAACTAGATACTGTAGCGGTATATGCCACCACATTTTGTGCTTCTTTTTTCACTTCAATTTTAAATATATTTGCCCCAGTACTTTCATAGCTTCTAGGTATAAAATTTATAGTGTTATTTGCTTGTGTTCTGTTAAGTACTATCATTACAGCATTTTAAAAGTGCCTGCACCGATATTGTAAATTTTATTTTCTTTTAATATTTCAAACTGATCTTTGTCCAATATTTGAAGCACATTTTTTTCGCTTACACTTTTAAAATCATAATCATGTAAAGGCTTAAATGTGAAACCAGATTTTTTGTCTTTCATTGTGTTTGTTTTAAAATGTTTTGTAGGGCTGCCTCATTGAGAAAACAACCCAAACAAAACACAAAAGTTAAGAGTTAGTACCTACTGTAACTGTAGCGGTAGCAGAACTCATTCCTGCAAATGGTGAAACAGCTGTTGCTCCATTAATAAAGTCCGGTGGACTTGTTTCCTCTGCTAGAAATTCAATAGTGTATCCACTCATGTCTCCACGTGCATCTCCACTAGCCATAGTACTTGTTGTTACTGTTACTCCGTTTTCCTTACCTAATAAAAACGCATTTAAGTTTCTATCCTGTACAACAATTGAATTGCGACCATAAGCCATTAGCTTAAGTTCAGCATTGTCTTCTTTTGATAATTTAGGTAAAGTCACAGTTAATACTGTACTATAAAAAGTAGTTCCTGTATCCTTATTGGTTGTCGCTGTGGTAGTAAAACTGTTTCCTGCTCCATTTACATCATATTTAAATGCTGTGAATGTGCCTGCCATATCGCTTATCGCATCTGAGGCAATTGTAATAGCACCATATGGCGACACTCCGTTTGTAATAAATAGGGCAGAGATACCACCGGCAACATCGTTGCAGTTAATCTGTCTCCCTTTTGTGACTAAACACGCCATGTTTTTTGATTTTTAAATAGTTAGGGGAGTTGCCCCCCCTTTCTATTGGTTAATAATTATGAGTATAAAACAACCTCTGAGCCTATACCTAGAGTCACACCTGCAGAGCCTCTTAATACAACTCTAGAATTTTGTGAACCCCACGAAGCTCCATCTATAACTTCTGCTTGGTTTAATTCACTGAATAAAGAAGTACCAAAAATTAAATTTTCTTTTGTTGTAGCAATCATATCAGTTGATGTCATGCCCGGACAGTGAAGTAATTTAATTCCATCAAAATAAAGCTCTTGTTGGTTTCTGTACCAAGTATTCATTTTGTCATCTACACCAGTAGTTGAGTTTGAAGTACCGGCTGCTCCAAATCCACCAAGCGCACGTACATAAGCCTGATAGATAGCTGTAGGTACATAGATAAATAAATCGTCTTTTCCGTATATTGTCTGTGGAATTGCGTCTACTACTTTTCCAAGCTCTGTTGTAATATTAGCTGCCGTTATAGCCGCTTTTGCCACATCTACTACTGACCCATCAGCATTAGCCAAAACTTCAAAACCATTGAAAGGAATTGAGTTTGAAGCAGCAGTCCCTTGCCATACAGCTGTCTCCATTGCAGCTGATGTTTTCTGTACTACATGCTCTAAGATAAACTGTCCAAATGTTTGAGGCAATTTAGAATTGATACCTTTCATTTGTAGTGATTCCCATGAGCTACGGAAATTTTTTGCACACACCTCCATGTTAACTTGAATTTCTTTTGGTTCAAGTATAATCTCAGTAGTGGTAAGAGTTCCAGTGGCATCAAAGTCACAAGTTCCCGGTTTGATTAAATTTGCGTCTGATGCAATAACTTGAATAACTTCTTTAAATTGGATGTTATCTCTAATGTCAATTGCTCCTGATGCTAGTGTTTTTCCAGTCAATAAACTGGCTTGCATATAACCTTGTGCATTCTTTCCAGAATAGGTTGTTGTAATATTTTGCGTAGTCGCCATTTCTTTTTTTTTTTATTTATTAATTATTATGCTTCAGATGCCCAAACACCGTCACCACCTGTGATGTAATATTCTGTTAATGCTACTGCTTTTAGAGTAACCCAGTCACCTTTTGTTGCAGATGCTTTAGTGTTGATCCAATCTTTGTTTGCAACACCACCCGAAGATACAGCCGCCACTGCTCCATGAATTGCATCTGTTGAAGCAGGACTTAATGTGATGATGTTGTTTCCATCAGCTCCAGTATTTCTAAATGTAAATTCCATCCCAATATTATTAGCATCTATTTTTGGTAGTGTAATTACTTTTGCATCTGTTGCAATATTAAATTCGCCTCCTGCCTGGTTTGCTTTGACATCTTGAGTTTCTGTCAAAGTTGTTTGCTTTGATCTAGCTCTTAAAACATCATTACTTGTATTAATTGTATTTGACATTATTTTGTTTTATTAATTGTTGTATATCATTTCTCTAATTCTATCTAGTTGAGAATTAGTATTTTGTGGTAGATTGCTTTTAGGAGCAGATAATGCTTCAGGATTATGAGCAATTGGTTCTACAATTTCTGCACTCATTTCAACTTCTGCTAAATTTTCTTCAGCTTTTACTTCAGCTTTTACTTCAGATAATTCCGTTTCATCTTCTTTGTCCTCGTAACTAGCTTCTTGTCCTTTCATATCCATGACCATTTGTTTTAAAGCCTCAAATTCTTCCTTAGTAGCATATTTACTTTCGTCCAAATCTTCAGTTTCTTCCGCTACTTCATCTTCTTTAATTTCTTCAGTAGCTTCTCCTAGACTAGCAATTACGCCTTCCTCTTTTACAAGTAAAATCTGTCCATTTTCCATAGTATAACTACCTTCCGGCATTGGTATTCTGTCTGAGCCATTAACTATAAAAACTTCGTTATTTTCTTGAAAAGCGTTAGCCTCAATAACAGTCCCGTTATCAAGTTTTTCTTTTGCCAGTTGCATGTCCTCTTTGCTTAATTCTAAGCCTAGAGTTTCTTTAATCTTATCTAACATCTCTGTCGCTTTCATTTATTATTGTCTTTATTATATATACAATCCAGAAAACTTTATAAGGTCATATTTTTAAGCAATTTATATTTGGTTTTTTCCCATACCCTGAGCATGCATTTCTCCTGTACAGCATTTGACATCATATTTCTTTGTATCCTTACATAAGCAGCCCCTTCTGCCACCCTTTGGCGTAATCCTACTTAATGACTTATATAGCTTCTTAAACATCTTTTTTTAATATATCAATTACTGTATCTAAAAACTTTTGTGCCTCTAATTCCTCATTGTCTATAGCAGCATCTTTTGGTCTTTCCATTTTGTCTGCCATCATTGCCTCAATTGAAAAGCCTTTTACTTTTCCGGTCTTTATATAGTCTTCCCAAATTTCATCGTTATTTACCTTCAGACTAACAACCCACGAACCCAAAGGAGCATTTAAGCCATACATTCTGCTCTTATCTTGTTCCCCCTCGACTATCCAACTTTCGACAACTGTAAGCCCCTGTATTGCTTTTTCATGCTCTAAAGTGCTTTCACTTTGGTTACCATTCATGAAGAATTTTTCGCTTGCCTTTCTTACTGTATCTGCACTAAAAAATATATAGTAATCTTCAGGGTCACCCTTTCGAAAAATTGGCTTATTAGGAATTAGAGCTACGCCCATTAAAAGTCTTTTTTCTTTATCGACTTCTGCTAATTCATATTTTTCAGATTTTAAAGCAATAAAGTTTTCCTCAATTGCCGGGTTTTCTACTAATGAAATAGCTGTTATTCCGCCATCTTCATTTTCCTCGTCTAGTATTAATTCTATTATTTTCATATTTTTTATTTATCCGATTGCTGCGTTTTCAATTATGTTACGTTCTAATGATTGGGCTGTTGAAATATCCGAAGATGTTACAAAAGCTTTTATAGGTTGTTTATTTTGCCCACTAAGTGTTTCTGCCAATTGATTCTCTGCCGATGCCCCTACGACATTAAAAGAAGGTACTGCAGGAGTAGGTAAAGATAAACGGCTACCACCACCGCCACCGCCACCACTTGCGCCCATTTTACTTGCAGTTCCTTTTGCTGCGTTTACTGCACTTTTTACTGACATTATAACACCTGCAGCCTGTGCAGCAAATGCTAATAACAATGGTACATTTTGTGGAAACCCTGCTTTTAATGTTGCTCCTGCTCCTGATGCTACATCTGCACCTGCTTTAGCACTGATTAAGCCAAGTTCTACAAGAGTAGCTTTTGCTTTTTCAATTTGTTCTTTTATTAATAAACCCTGCTTAACAATAAATAATGCCCTACCTACTTTTGTTTCTTCTCCTGCCACCTGTATTGCTGCATCTAGAGCATTAAAGGCTAATTGTTTTTTTCTTTGTGATAATTCTTCTTCTTCAATTATTTTATTTTCATTGAGTTTAGTTTGTTCCCCATCGAAAAAAGTATTTATTTCAAGCCTTGCCATTCCCTTTAATCCATCAGCTATCTTTAATTCATCTAATTCAATTAAAGCCTTTTGCCTTTGCATATCTAATCTAACTTGCTCAGATAAATCAGCTGCTTTTAAATTCTTATCAGCATATAATTTTCTTATATCAAAAAGAGAATCCATCTGCCCCCTTTCTAAAGCCATTTTATCTTCTAAGTCTTTTTTGAAAGCATCAAAATCCTTTTTTCTTAGCTTTTCTTTTTCCGCCTGATCTTTACGCCTAAGAGCATTTAACGAACTTATAACCTCCCTTTGTCTACTTAATTTTTTTGATTCAAGTTTTAACACAGTAGCTGTTAATTTTGCTTCTTCGTCTTTATTTTCTTTTGTTGATCCTGATAATTTGTTTTCTTCTATTTTAGCATCCCTTCTAATTTTAGCTGCTTCAATCTCTTTGTCCGTTATTTCATTTTCAACTTCTAACGCTTCTTTTAAAAAAGCAATTCTTTCCTCAACAGCGAATTTTTCAATATCGTATCCTTTAATTCTAAGGTCATTAATCTTTACATTTGCTTTTTCTCTTTCTACTAATAGCGCACGATCAATACGATTTGCTTTAGCAATTTGATCTGCTATTCTTGCAGTAGCCTCCATATCGCTTTTTACTTCTTCCGTAAATCCTGAAGCCTTTTCTCCAAATTCATCAAATGCATTTCCTGCATCTTTTATAGCACCTTTAAAATCTCCGCTAAAAACTTTCTTTATTACACCGCCAAGATTAATAAGCCCATTTCCAAAACTAGCTGCTAAATCCACAAGGTTATTAAAAACAGATTTAACCACTTCTAGCCCCTTAGTAAGTTTGTCATTACCTTCCTCTGTCGACTTAAATGCTGCCACTAAAGAACCCAATGCCACCACTATTAAACCTATACCGGTACTAGCTAAAGCAAACTTAAAAAGGTTCATTCCTTTCGTAGCTGCTTTTATTGTCTTAATACCATTTCCAAACCTAGAAAATAAACCCCCTGTAGCTCTATCTAATGCACTTGTTATTCCTGTATTATCAATTAATTGTTTATTTAACTTTTTAGTAACTGCTACCTGCTTTAATACAGCTTTGTTATCAGCCAGTTTCATGTTTCTTTCAGATACCGCCTGAGTATTTTCCTTTATAATTATGCGGTTTCTTTTTAACTGTTTATTGATCTTATCAATACCGGCTCTGTTTTTGGTATTTGATAATTGTTCTTCTAATTTTACATTTTCGCTTCTTAATTCAGATGTCAACTGTTTAGCTTCTTTTATCTCCACATCTAACTTGTTAATGTTTTGAATTGCTTCTTTAGTCGTCACCTTTAAATTTATAGCTACCTCCTGTGCCATTATCTTAATTTTATATAGTTACTTACTTCCTTAAATAAATAAGGTCTCTTATGCCTCCCTAAAGCGATTTTAGTCAATTTCCCTTTGCTCTTTACATCTTTTATAAAATCGAGCATGTCTATTATATTTTTTATCATGATGTGCTTTCTAATGTCCCTTCTGCTCCGCCTATTTTAAATGATCCCTGTGTTACTACTGAACCTGTAGGCGATCCCCCTTTTATCATTATAACAGGGTAAGCATTGTAAAACATTACTATTTTAGCTTGTGCCCCTGATATATTACTAAAATTCAATTCTCCACTATCATCATTGCCATTAGGATCAATTAATTTAAATGTATGTGATAGGTTATAATAAGTATCTGTATCTACCACTGCTTGGCTTGTAAACCATTGTATTATTTCTTTTGCAGCTGACAAACTCAGGAAAGGTGTAAAAACATAATTATATAAAACCAAGCCAGTCACTCCTGTTTCCCCTCCATAACTACTTAAGGCAGAAAATTGTCCACTCAATACTATGTTTAAATCTGTAATAAAACTTCTTAAAATTTCGCCACTTGTATTTTTATATTGACTTACTGCCGATGCTACAGTAGATACAGTTTTGCAATCTGAAATAACATCTGCAAAAGAATTAGCTGTATTAGTATTTGTTCTAGCGTAAAATCTCCAGTAATAGGTCTTTGGATGAGTCAATCCACTTTTTTCATAATTAACTACATGTGGAGCAGTAAAAAAGGAAGTAGTTAAATAGGGTACAGCAAAAACATTGTTTGTTCCTTTCAATATATCTACATCATCACTAGCAGTTAATAGACTTTTAGTCTCTGAATATAAATAGCCATATTCATCAAGTTTTGGTGTGTCTCCTAATTTTCCCATTTCAGTAATTTCATGATTAAAAAATACTGATGTATTGGTAGGTACAGTAATTTGGTAATCAGCAATTTTTGGAGCTGTTATTACTAATGGTACACCATCGTATTGTGAAACCGGATTATTATTTGGTATAGTATTAGGAACTACAGTTGACAAATCCGGAATAGTGAATTGTGAATCCGCTGCCGCATCTACTGTTATATTTAAATCATCTGCCGTTTTATCTATTGTATCTACTGTTAGAAAATTACCTGCAACAATCGTAAATGTTTTGTAATTAATTTCCTCGAAAATATTTGTTAACTCAATGTTGCTTAGGTTATTCTCAAAATTGGTTGTTATTTTATTTATCCTGTATTCATTATCATAAACAATAATTTTATCTGCTAAAGACAAATTATATATTATTTCCATTGGTAAATAAGCCTTCAGTTTTGTTATTCTTTTCCTTTCATCAAACATGTCTTTGACATATGACTTGTAGTAAGTATTGAAAAGAGTTTTAAGAGCAGGCTTCCTAGTAAATTCATCGTATTCCTCATTAAAGTTTATATTTTGACCGCCTGACAAAATGTTTAAAAGAAACAGTCCATTACTGGGGCAATATGGTGCAGATATTAAAACATTCGTACTTAGATCTAATGAAAGCACCCTCATATTCCCCAAGGTTTTATCTGCATAAAATATTAATGGTTCTCCTAAATAAGATTGTTGACTCTTGTCTACTGAATAACCATACTGAATAAGGCTATTTTGGTTTGTAGGAACACCATTATTTGTTACATAAAGATGTTCAAATTTAAAATGTTCAAAGGGTATTTCTACGCTATAGTTTTTCCCATCAAATTTGTCAGTACTTTTATAATCTAAAGCACCCCATTCATTATTAGCAAATTCATTATGTTGATTAGCTAAAAAACTTTTTGTGCCTTTATATTTAAAATTTATATCCTTAAATGGTAAGATACTATCAACTGTAGTTTGTGTTTTATCTATAAACTTTGTTAGATCATGATGCTTTGTACTGCTTTTATAATAATCATCTAAACTTTTTACTTCTATAATCCCATCTCTGTTCTGAAAAGCTGTTAAATTAAAAAGCTTAAAGACTCCAGAAAGAAAGTCTATTATTTTCATGTCCGGTATTATTCTGCTAATACTAACATTTCTGTCAGAAACAAATGATGTTGATCCTGTAAATGATAATTCAACGCCTCCTAATGAATACTTTTTAGATTTTTCTTTCACATAAATAACTACGCCATAATTAGAAGAAATAATTGTTTCAATAAAAAAAGTGTATGTCCCATTAGGCAATTCAATATCAGTTATATTACTGCTTAAACCATTAGTTGTTTTCCCTGTTAAATTATCAAACCTTTGAAATTCTTCGCCATTCTTTTTTATTACAAGATTATAAGCAGCATTTCCTGATGGAGTAATTTCTACTTTTAAAAATCTATTATTGACTAGAGCCCTGAACTCATTTACAAATGTTTTACTACTAACGCCTGTTATTCTATTTTGAGCAGCTCTAGAGCCAATAATATTAGTAAAATTTTCTATTTGATATTGTGATACAGTATCTTGAAACAAAGCACCTTCAGCATTATGTAACCACATGTAAAGGTTGAAAAAAGATAAATTTGTTTTATTAAAAAATTCCTCACTAAATTTTAAGGTATAACCTACTTGGTTTTCAATTGCTTTTATAATTGCATACAATCTAATTGCAGGTTTAAATTCACTAACCGGCACACCATAATTAGTGCCAGTACCATTAGCGTTATATGTTTTAGTGCTTACATTATTTGCTAAACTGGTATCATAAATAATTCTACTTGTATGGGTAATTACTGGAAATATAATAGCATCTGTAATACTACCGCCAAAGTAATCGACATCTAAGCCATTCGATAAATAAGTATTGATATTCGCATCATTATATTTAAAATCAAAAAAACTTAATTGAGATAAATTAGATAGTTTGTCATCTCCTAAAGTATCTTTTAAATTTACTATGTCACCATAAAATGTTAGCTTATATGTATGAGGTTCATTGTTTTTTAACTGGACACCTTCAAACTTAAATTTGCCTTTTTTAAAAGGCTTATAATTAATTAATATTTCGCCATCCTTTTTCTTTCTCGCATCAAACCCTTCTATATTAAAATTATAGAAATGCTTAAAAATCTTATTGTTTATTTTACTAGCAGGTACATTAAATGTTTTTGTAAAATCAGTATAAATTTTAGAAATATCTCTTATATCCTGAATAGATTGAGTCATTTCTATGCTTTCATCGCTGAAAAGCTCAATCTGTTTGCCTTCTAAATAAACTTGTACCTGTAACATTAACGTATGTTATTTATCTTATCAAAAGCAAAATCGAAATTGACTGTGTAATTAATTAGATTATCATTTAGTTTAGTTTTGTATGCTAAGTTTTTGCTAGATGGTATTACTGGCAATGTTTTACCATTGTATCTTATCCAAACATTTTCGCTAAAAAAAAGTTCTTCTATTGATTTATTCATGTCCTCCAGAACAAAGCCTGTATTCATGACTAACTTAGTTTTTGAATTTAGGTTATACCTTTGGTTTTGACTTTCATAGGTTTGATAACTAGATGTTTGATTAAGCACTATGTTTCTTTTGAAAACTTCATCTGTTATACTTGTATCCTCTGTTGTCTTTTTATAGAAATATAAATCTTGAAAAGCTCCGTACCGATTTAAAAATGTCACTTTATATGGAGTATATTTTGGCTCACATATATTTGTTACTGTAATTGTTTTCTTTAAGGTCGCATCATCTGTATCATAAACCTGAATAACGCTACTGTTTTGCGGTATAGTTAAATACTGTATCTTTTGGTTAGTATTTAAATTATCTGTTATCTGAGTAGTAGTAGAATCAATAACAACCTTGCCAACACCTTCTGCAAATAGGGGTAATTTTCCTGTAGTATTTTCTGGCAAATAGATATTGTCTGCACTTATTAATGCATCTCGCTCTAACTCAGGGTTGCTCCCATCTTCAAAATATCCATAGCCATCTGTAGCTATAAACGTAAATTCTTTCGGATTATCAAACGTATAATAGTTATCTGATTCATCATAATAATCCACCAAAGCACGAACCCATTTGGTATGTGATTTTAATTCCGAAGGCACATTGCCTATATTATAAGTGTAAGCATAATCATTAAAAGTTATTTCTAAATAATCACGCACTAATTCGCCTATTTCAAGACTAATGTTTGTATTATTTGTAATTCGTGATTTATTAATTTTATATTGTGGGGTAGTGGGTTGATCACCTAATAAGCCATCCCAAACATATAAGCTCATTTCAATTCTTTTTAATGCCATAATTTATACTTGTATATTAACTCTTTGTCCCCCTGATCCCTGACAATTTCCAACCCTTACATCGGTAACGATTCCTGAGCTATCTATTTGTATTGCATAATAATCCCTGCCTGTGATACCGATTGCTGCAGCTACATAGCTCATCATTACGCCATAATATAAATTGCCCCCATCAAACGCATTTCCGCCTTTACAAATTACTGTCCCCAAAAGTGCCGCTATTGAAGTTGCAGAGGAATCTACTGGTGTAGGTGTTGAATAAATTGTGTCACAAAAATCCCCTACTGCTAATTTTCCGGTAGATAGAAAAAACGAATTAACAGCTGTAGAACAAGCAGTTAAATTAGCAGGCTGTGTTACCACTTTACTACAATTAAAAATAGTTCCTGAATTTGCAAAACCATTAGGTATTTCTATTTGAAATTCTATGGTTCTATCTGTAATACTATTTACTGTTCCAAAAGGTGTAGAAGGCTGTGTAAAGCTTTTTACTGTTCCATTTGCTGCTCCTCCTAAATTAACCGCACCATTTTTGCTTATTGTTTGACCGGTCAATCCTGCAATACCGCAAGTAAATGTTGGATCAGGTGCTGATGTAGGAGGTTGGGAAAATGTTTTATTACAGCACACTGTTGCCCCTCCATTATCATAACCATTAGGCACAACTATATCGAAATATATTGTCACATCTCTAGCAGATCCAGTTCCATTCGCATCATTGGAATAAGTCGAACCTGTAAATAGTATTAC